TAAAGCTTGTCCGCTATTGGGCTGACCAACCACAGAAGATATGGCAGGAGTTGCCGCACTGATTGTTAATGTCTGTGGTGATCCACCAGTACAAGCCGCATTGGTCTGATCAAAAATATCGGAGCCAATTGCTCTCATCCTAAATGACATTGCAGGATAACGAATAGCAGAAGATGGAACTGAACGATTTTGAGTTTTAGCATCATTACCGTATGAATAGGTAAATCCACGTTGTTTATCAATTGAACCTTCAATAAGCACAGAAACACCGTAGTGAGTCATTAATGAAGATGTTGCGCTACCTGTATCTCTTTGCTCATAGCGTACTGGTAAGTTACCTGTACGGCTCCAAGGAGTAGTCTGTGAGTTACCTGTATAAGCGCCATTACCTGCACCGACTTGATGGAGAATGTAAGGTTCACCATTAAGAACCACGCCCCAACGCAAAGCACCAGCTCCGTACCATGCGTATTCCATCCATATCATTTGAACCTTAGTCCAGTCCAATGCATCACGGATTTGTTTATTGCCGTTCCAAACAGACGCATCAAACACTGTATCTACGGGTAAACCCCCAGAGTCAGAACGAATTACTACATTCATTGCATATGGATTAGCGGTTGATGTTGCGCCATATTGCATAAAGAATATGCCATTGGAGTCATCAAAGATACCAACACGTTGGTACTGTCCAGATACAGAAGCACCGAAGTTAACGTTAGATGCCATGTAAAAAGTCTTACCTGGCTGATATCTGTGATATGGGCGGCTTTGACGAATCGTAATATCGCCTGGTGTATTACCGCCACCAATATTCATTGACACACCACCAAGACCAGGATTCTGAACGATATAAGCTTGTCCAGATACGTTTTGAATCACGTTTTCCCAGCGAAGAGGCTGAACGCCATACTCAAAGTCAGCGTCGTAAATATTTTGCGATTGAGATATTTTTAGCTTACCAACAACGTCACGCAGGCGTTGGGGAGCAATAAACTGTGCTGAACCATCAATACCTTCCCAATCCATTGTAGGTGTTTGTACACCTTGATTAGCAAAACCAATAGCGTTGGTATTGACGTTCCCTGATTTAGAAAAGAAATAATTACGTAATGACAGACCCATATAAACCCCTATTAAATCAAAGAAAGGGGGCTAATGCCCCCTAGCTATTAGTCGAAGTTACCGTATGGGTAAGCAGTACCTGTACCAATGTTGGTATCGGCTTGACGATAACGTACAGTAATACCAAACTGACCAGCAGTAGGAGCAGTCAAACCAGAAGCGGCTGCAATACCAATGGTAAATACCAATTGTGAGAAGAAACTTGGTTGTGTACCAGGTTGTGGGTTTTGAATATCAGAAGTTGTAGATAACAAGTTATTCAACTGAGTCGCTGAATAAGCTACTGTTTGACGTCCAGCTGTACCTGTAGTTGTTGTACCAATCGCAACTGAAGCATATGTGGGTGTACCGCCGTTAGCTGTTGTGCTATTGGAAATGTACATGTTAACGCCAGTAGGAGTTGCTGTAATACCAGACATTACAGTTGGCATGTCGATAATAAAGTCTTCAATCTGACTCTGAATAGGTAAGTACATAATTACGCCACGATAGACGTTTGTACCTGAATCAGCAGGAGGAGTTGCGGTTGTTGGGCCTGTATTACTAAATACAGAGCTAGGTGTATACAACTGAGCATTCTGATTAGGAACAGTGTTAGACATAACATACTGTCCAGAACCACCAGCATAACCTGCTGTTTGGTTACCTGTTGTTACTGCAAAATCAATATAACAAGTTTGGGTTAAAACTGCGTAACCAACGTCACGAAGAGGTCCAAAACGATTATCGCCAGAAAGAATTGGCCCTTCAAATGTACTGCGTCCCATGATATGAGTCCTTATGCAAAAGTTACCTTGTTAATCGTTGCATCGTCTGCTGGGCCAGTGGCAACAAGGTTGAATTCCCAGATAACCGAAATATACACTATTTTTTGACGTTGTCAACAAAAATGGCCCCGAAGGGCCATTTATTTTAGTAAGAACCGTAAACACCGAGTGGATCAGACCATCCGAATGAATAACGCTCTCTAGACTTGTAACGTACGTTACCTGTATCAAAGTCACCGTCCATTGAATTCTGTAGTGGAATACGGACAAAGTGCTTGAGACCGTTAGGTACATCAGTTGTCAAGAACCAAGCATTTGGCGCTGTCAAGAAGTGATTGATTGTGTAGCCTTCTGGTACAGAACCGTTGTTCTCGATAGCGTTAATGTCGTTGTTATTTGTACCAACGCGCAGTTTTGTCTCTAACAAACGAGTAGCGACGAACTGTAATGCTGGTGGAATAATCAACTTCTTGGGCTTAGCTGCGATCAAAAGACCACGCTCATCTGTCCAAGCTGCAATCTGGATAACTGCATTTTCAATTGCAGTTTCGTTCAAGTCAGCAGGAGTAGTAGGAGTGTTGCCGTTTGTACCACCGTTGATCAGTGGGTGAGCTGTGTTAAATAAAGAAACACCATCACCACCAACGTAAGAAGCGTTGAAACCGTTGTTGAGAACGGAAGCTGCTTTTACTTGCTTGGTGTAAGCCATAGCACGAGCTAGACCCTTGGTATAACGTGCTGACAAAGAGTCATACAAGTTATCTTCAATAGCTTCTTCTGTTAAAGAGAAGCCAAGAGCGATAGTTTCGTGGTTATAGCGAGCTGTCCATGCTTCTTGCGCATTGTCATAAGCGATGGCATTGCCCTCACCCTTGACTGGTGCTGCAGAGAATCCTGACAGTTTGGTTTCTTCTTCAAATGAACGCTCTGAGGTCTCTGTTTCGTAGATCTCTTTGTGCTCTTCGCCGTAACGTGCATACTCTAAACCGAACAATGCGTTCAAGCCTGGGAGCAGCTCTTTCAATAGTTGTGCGCGTGAAATAGCCATTTAGATTACTCCTTAGATTGAGGCATTGGGTGTATTGTTGTAATACTCATGTAAACCGAAGTTGATTTTCACCAATACTTCAGGATAGCAAGTAAACACAACAGTAGCGTTTGCTGGAATAGAGCTAACTGCTCCGCCTGGGGCTGCATTTAATGTTACGCTGGTACCACTTGTATAAGCAGAAGCAACATAAGAACCAGAGAAAGCAACAAATCCATTAGAGTCAAGGTAGCCAACTTCAGTACCAATTGGAATACTAGTATATCCAGAAGCAAAAGAAGTAATAGCAGAAGCTAAAGTTAGCGTTGTGCTAGTACATGCTGTACCACCGTTAGTACCGGAAGTAGCAACAGCTGTCTCACGAGCCAAGTCAATAACACGCAAAGGCATTGCTGTGTTAGAAGCGCTTGGTAATGATGCAGATGTCAATGCAGCGTTCTTAGAGTTACCTGTAGCGGTAGAACCAGCCAAGTTAGAAACTGACAAGTTTTGACCGATAAACGCAGTAGAAGCAGATGCGATTGTTGTTCCGCCTTGTGAGCTTACAACAGCTGTTCTGAACACTGTATCAGGATCGTCTGTAACAACAGCAAACGCGTCACCAGCAAGAGTACCACCGGGCCAGTATTGGCTAAATAGTTTTTGCTTAGTTGTTGGGTTTGTGTAAGAACAGCCAAGGAAGATACCAACCATACCATAACCAGCGCCACCGGTAGTGCTTCCAGCACCGGTAGTAACAGTCATACGTGTGACGGTACCAGTCAAAGAGATATTAACAAAGTCACCATAATAGATGTTTGTTGCATATCCATACTGGATAGGAATTTGACGAGTAGAACCCGCAAACACCTGTCCACCAATCAGATTGATTGGCTTCAGCCCGTAAGGGGCAGATACTTGAGGAAAAGCCATTTAAATCTCCAAATTAAAAAGAACCTTTTCCAAAGGTCGTCGCAGACTTTCTCTCGTTAAAGATTGGCATACGAGGATCACTTTGGCGCATTAAATTGTTATCTACTGCTTGAGACTGGGCATGTGTTTGCTTCGCATAAAATTCATTAGCTTGACGAACAAATTCTTCAGGAGTCTTACAAAGTAACAATCCGTCAATCTCAATACCGTCTTTAAAACGACTATCAGGATCAACTAGCAGTTTAAATTGTGGTTGCTCCGCGATGCCTACAGGTTCCCAACCTTCACGGAATCTACTAGAGATATTCTTGGGATCTGATTTACCGAGAGAAGCTACCCTAATCCATCTGTACGCGTAACCAGGCTGCTTATCGGGCTCTGGAAGTAATTCTGGTTGCTGCCACTGCTTAGGGCGCTCCTGAAGATTCCTAGATTCCATTTCACGCGTTAATCTATTTTTTTCTACTGTTTGAGTCATTTTGTTACCCCAATTTAACTTGTTCGCGAGCATATTGCTCATTGGTTAGTCCGAGTTTTTTAGCTAAGGCTTGTTGTGTTTTTGTAAGCGTGACTTGCTTTGGAGCAGTACTTCGCTTGGCAGACGCAACCACTGGACTGGATTTTGTTCGAGTAGGTTTAGTTTCCTCCTCGATTTGGACATTGAGGCCGAATTCTTCTGGGAACCGACGTCTTACTTCCTTGTCAATACTGTTGAAATATTCATCAGTACCAATATAAGCCCCGCCATATTTTTCGGCTAGTTCTTCATGAACGCCTCTGGCGTAACTACTCATACTTTTTTTCTTAGGATCTGTAAACCAGGGGTTTCTGGACACCCAAGCATCGACCTTTGGATCTCTCTGCTGTTGTGCAACAGGAG